ATGGTCTCTCTCGGCCAGGTTCAGGCCGGCGTAGACTATGGCGTCTTGTTCGACCGCAAGCCTCTTCACAACTTGATGCCCGACCGCTTGGTCACGTCCCTGAAAGAGGGCTTCCCCATTACCTACATGGCGGCCTTCATGGAGAAGCTGTACGCCAACCCAGAAACGGATGTCCACTCGGACCTGTTCACTTGGTTGGAAAAAGGCTCGATGCCTATCTCCGAAGACGGCGACTTCATCGCTTACAAGAAGGTCAACGACAACTACACATCGTGCCACGACGGCAAGACTTTGAACATGGTTGGAACAGTTGTCGAGATGGACCGGTCGCTGGCTGACAACAACCGCAACGCCGAGTGCTCCAGTGGTCTCCACTTCTGCAGCTACGATTACCTGCAAGGGTTCAGTGGCAAGCGGACACTCATCCTGAAGATCAGCCCGGAAGATGTTGTGGCTATTCCGAACGACTACAGCCACCTGAAAGGCCGCGCTTGGAAGTACGAAGTCCTCGGTGAGATTCCTATGGGCGAACGCATCGCTGATTATCGGATCAAGCCTGTTGTTGACGACACCAACGCCGACTACAACCACAACGAAGAAAACTGGGCGAAGCCTCCTGCGAAGCCGAAGGTGTCGCCGTCCCAGTCGGGTAGTGTTACTGTAACGAAGGCTCTCAAGTTCAAGAACCGTGATGGCAAGGCGTTCACTCCTGGCCAGCTGATCAAAGCCATCGGCAAGCTGTCGCAGGCAAAGGCCGCCGAGAAGATCAACGTCGGGCGCTCTACGCTTCAGGATTGGCTGAATAAGATTAAGAATAGCTGACTGGAGCCTCGCTAAGAAGCGAAGCCATGGAAGCTGTAAGTGCCCCCGGTGAGGTTTGCGTTTCCCTGCGCGTCCCCCTGGCCTCACCGGGGATCACATCACCAACGAAAGGAAATAATTATGACCACACTTGTACAAGCATGGATCGAACGCCACGATCTGGAACAGAACCGCCACCGCTACTATCTCTTCGGAGACAACATGGCACGCGTTGGCATGGGTGGGCAAGCTGGAGCCATGCGCGGTGAACGCAACGCCATCGGCATCCCTACGAAGTGGTCTCCGAGCAATGCTCCGGAAGAATTCTTCAGTGACTCCGACTTCGTTGTCGTAAAAGAAGTCCTTGACACAGTCATCAAGCGGGTGCGATACATCCTGGCTTACCGGGGCGAAGTAGTCCTGCCTGCCGATGGATTGGGTACCGGACTGTCTCGGCTGCCTGAGAAGGCTCCAATGATCTCTGACTACCTTGACGGCCTGCTGGCCGAGTGCGGGTGGAAAAAGGGGGATGATAATGTTTGGACCGCGTGACACCGTAGCCCATCTCAGTGAGATGAAGCAGCTGCGCCAGGCACACAACGCCCGGACCACCGAGTTGCTGAAAGCCAACAACCGTGAGCTGGAGCGTCGTCGCGCTGCCGAGGCCAAAGTAGTTGAGCTGGAGCGGGAAATTGACGCCATTCATGAAGACGCCGCTGGCGCTTCAATTTAGGGAGACTGCCTAATGTCTGATCCTGTTAAGGATATCAATCGTATCACCGTCGTCGAAGGGCGCACCGCTCCTGATGGCTACGCCTTCAAGCACAAGCGCGTGATGAAGAGCTGCAAGTCATGTCGCTGGTGGGCCAAGCACTTCGTTGCGAGCAAGTTCAATCAGGCTCCGTCCAAGAAGCGCGCCAAGGCCTGCACTCAGGTGGAGCGGGACGACAACGGGCGCGTCCTGGTCGACCCACGCACAGCCACTGCTGTAAAGGGACCGCACCACGGTGAGCGTACAGACCCGATGTTCCATTGCGAAAACTTCTTTGGCAAAGGCCTGCCGCTGATCAAACTCAAGGATTAAGTCACATGAGATGTGTGAGTATACTTGCCAGAGACCTGGCTGACGCAACCTCATACGCTGAGAATCAGGGCTGGACAACTGCCAGCCTTGGCTCCTGGAAAGATGAGCTGGGACGCCATGTGTCCTATGTGACATCGCAGGAGGACGCAAACACCAGTCGTGCAGAGTTGGTTATCGTCACCTCTAAAGCCTACGGACGTCAGGACTACAGTCACATCCTGGGTGTCTTCACAGGGAAGACCATACCCGCGAAGTATCTGTGAAGATTGTATTCAATAAAGGCCTCTATAAGTGCCGACCGCCGAAGGAATTCGTGCAGCCACTTATGAAGGCCCAGTGGTCTTACAACAGGACTGCTGACATTTGGCAGACGTCGCAGACGCGCCGAGTGATTCCGTTCTATAAATACTGCGCAACACTAGCAAAACAGAGGGTCGGCAAACTAATAAGGGAGAAGCAAGATGCAATCAAACCATCTGTCGCAGAAGAACTTGATTTCGATTTCGTCGTACCAGCGCCGAAGGGTGAGGCTTATCGACCTTTCCAGGTTGCGGGCATCCACTACATGGCGCAGAGAGACGTCACGTTACTTGGAGACAGCCCAGGCCTGGGAAAGAGTCAGTGCACTGATCAACGGATCATCTCACCAGATGGGTGGAGAAGAATAGGGGATTCTTCTGTTGGCGACCTGGTTGCTTCTTCTGATGGGGGTTTCGCTAAAATAACTGGCGTGTATCCCCAAGGAAAACTGGAAACATACCGGGTCCACTTCCGGGATCATACCTTTGTGGAGTGCTCTGAAGACCATCTTTGGTCTGTGGCGTCAGGACTACGCAGACGTCGGGCTGAGAAAAAGCCCTCTCTTCAGGAGTACACTGTCAAGACCACAAGAGAGCTTCTTTATGGTGGGCTGAAAATGAACAACTCTTGGGCGACGAGCAAATGGTATACTCCTTTGGTCGATCCTATCCAGCATCCTGAGAGAAACCTGTCAATCGATCCTTACGTTCTTGGATGCCTGATCGGTGATGGATGTCTCACAGGGTACTCCCCTGTTCTGACTGTAGGCAATTCAGACAGAGATATTTTTAGCAGAGTATCAGGACTAATACCATCAGATGTGTCTGTCACAAGTAGAGACGCAATTGGGTGTAAGCATCACAGTTTTGTCACAAAGGTTGGTAAGAGAAATCATTTTCTTGATAAAATCAGAGACCTGAGACTAAACATCACTTCACATTTCAAATTCGTCCCGGACCTCTACAAGTTTGCTTCAATTGAGCAGCGCCTTGATATGCTTCGCGGACTTATGGACACGGACGGGAGTTGCGCCAAGAACAGGACTACGTTCCACACCATGTCGCCCAGGCTGGCAGAAGATGTTGCGGAACTGGTCAGGTCCCTAGGTGGACTGGCTATCGTCAGGCTATACGACAGAACTCACCACGACAAGGGGATAGAATATCAAGTCAACGTCAAGACTAAGGTATGTCCTTTCTATTGCAAACGTAAGTCAGAGGCTTGGAGTTTCGATCCTAGAGGCTGGCGCAAATATATCACAAGCATCGAGAAAACTGGTGAGTTCAAAGAGCACGTCTGTATCTCTGTTGACCACCCTTCTCACTTGTATGTCACCGATGGGCACACCTTAACCCACAACACGGTCCAGGCACTTGGGCTCCTCAACCTCCGACCGGAAGCCCGAAGTGTCCTGATAATTTGTCCCGCGTCCCTCAAGGGGATGTGGGAAGACATGCTTGAACTGTGGGATATTCACAAGCGATCCACCGGTGTGGCAGAAGGCGACTTCTTCCCCGACAACGCCGAGATCGTGATCATCAATTACGACATCCTGATCAGGTTCCCGGAGCTGCTGACGAAGCGTGACTGGGACGTAATGATCATCGACGAAGGTCACTACCTGCAGCACTCGGAATCTGGCAGGACCCAGGCTGTATACGGAAAGACGTCCAGGTTCACCACGACGCGAGACCGCCAGCGCCACAAGGGCATCCAGGCAAAAACTGTGGTCGTGATGACAGGCACACCGATTCGGACCTGCCCCCACAACCTATGGCCCTTCCTGTGCCGCTTCGATCCTGATGGACTGGGCCGCAGCTACTGGGCATTCATCTCACGCTACTGCGGGTGGTCGAAGGGCGACCAACTACCACCGCGCGGCGGGACAAACCTGGATGAGCTGCAGGAGTATCTGCGCACCAAGCTGATGATCAGGCGCGCCAAGTCATCTGTTCTGAAGGAGCTGCCACCCAAGACGAACCAGATCATCCGTCTGCCTGCCAAGGGTTTGAAGAAGATCATCGCTGCCGAGGAGTCCGCGATCCGGGCCGCCATGGGCAACTTCGAAGCGATGCTTGAGGAGCACGAGGCGGATATCTATCGCAAGCCTGAGGAAGGTGACGAGGATGACTACGCGAGTTACATCGGAGTGTTCGATGAGCTGGCCGGTGAAGACTTCGTTGAGCAGGCTGGCAAGCTGGGCGAGGGGGAGAAGACCCCGTTCGAACAGATGGCCGAGGCTCGGAAGAACCTGGCGCTGGCCAAGCTTCCTATGTGCATCGAGTTCATCAAGAATGTGATGGCGGGCTCGGAAGAGAAGACCATCGTCTTCGCCTTCCATAAAGACGTCGTTACTGAGCTGGAGAAGGAGTTCCCGAACTCTGTCTCTATCGTAGGCAAGACGCCAGTCAAGAAGCGCCAGGCCATCGTCAAGGAGTTCCAGGAGAACCCCGAGGTCGACCCTATCATCGGCAACATCACCGCGATGGGTACCGGGCTGACACTGACCGCCGCAACGAACGTGATATTCGTGGAGCTGTCCTGGGTGCCCGCCGACATGGAGCAGGCGTCTGACAGGCCTCACCGCATCGGGCAGCTGAATGCTGTGAACGTGTGGCACCTAGTGGTCGACGGCTCCATGGATTCCAAGATGGTTGAGAAGCTGGTCGAACGGATGGTCATGATCGCGGAAGCGCTGGATCGTCCCGAAAATGATGTACTTGATATCGTAGTAGAATAGTGGTACCGTCCACTCGCACTGAAAGGAACTACCCATGACAAAAGAGACCGTCGACGCGTTGATCGCGAGTGATCAGAAGTATGAAGCTGACAAGAAAGCTTCCACTATGGTGACTGTCTCCGGGATCACCTTTCATCCGTTCAATACGAACGTTGATGAGATTGAAATTACCGACATCGCCCACGCCCTGTCAAACCTGTCCCGCTACGGCGGGCACTCGCCACGGTTCTATTCCGTAGCTGAGCACTGTGTACACGCCAGTGAGACCATGCAGAAGTGGACCAACCGATCAATGAACGATACTACTTGGAAGGCCATCATGTGGGCCCTGCTCCACGACGCTTCAGAAGCATATCTTGTTGACATGCCTCGCCCGATCAAGAGATTCATGCCCGAGTACACCACCACCGAAGATGCTATTCAGGATAAGGTCATAGATAAATTTGACCTGGGTCTGAACAATGTTGACAAGGCGTTGACACACCATGTAGACAACGCCATGCTGTTCTTCGAGAAAGATGCTTTTGGATGGGATGATCGAGATTTTGGAGCAGAACCTCCTGAGATTTACTACACCTGTAACAAGAATGGGTGGCGTCCGGTCATCCAGTTCTGGACCCCAGAAGTTGCAAAGCAGAAGTTTTTGACACGTTTCACGGAGCTTTCAAACTATGGCCGCACCTCACAATCCGCTGCTTGATCCCTATACCCTCGAAGACCTACTCAAACTCGTAAAGAAGTTCGGCAGTCGCAATCTGGCTGCTGACTCCATCGACGGTGTCAGTCGGAGCCACTTCAAGGACACCATGAAAGTCCTGGAGCAGGACGCCTTGACACACCGGGCGATCATCCAGCCAGTTGTGCTGGCCAAGCCAACGCGGGGCGTGAAGCGCTTCATCTGCTCGGCGGCACAGGATAGCACCCAGGTCAACGAAGGGTTCATGGACAACCTGATCGCCTACGCTGAACACCTCGGCGACTGTGAGATACTGATCTCGGGATTCACATACAACAAGAGTCTTTTGAAGGACCACACAAAGCGCGGGCAGTCTGTGTTCTTTGCTGATGCCGTGGAACCTTACCTGACAAACGACCGCACCATGATTGGTGACAAGGTCATGTTCTGCGGGGAGTACAACCGTCTCCCCACCACCGCGATGCCTTTGTCCGGATACCGGGCATACACGCGGGACAAGTGGGGCATCTTCCCCCATGCAAAAGTACACTTGGAGTCCGTGCCTCGGATGAAAGGCTTCGACCCCAAGGTCGTTATGACTACCGGTGCGGTAACCCGCCCGAACTACATCCCGAAGAGTGCGGGCATCAAGGCTGAGTTCTACCACACATACGGCGCGGTGATCGTGGAACTGACCCCAGACGGTCAGTACTTCCCCCGCCACCTGTTGGCCACCGAAGACGGATCGTTCTGTGATCTGTGGTACAAGGTCGAGAACGGCCAGGTCCATACCGATCAACGCATCAAGGCGCTGGTCCACGGAGACATCCATCACCGGCTCCTGGACAAGGTGTGCTGCGAAACTGTCTGGGGCTTCGACCCGGTCACCCTGGAGAGTACTGTCCAGAAACCTATCATCGATATCCTGGACCCGATGTATCAGTTCTTCCATGACCTGACCCACTTCGAGCCACGCAACCACCACAACATCAAGGACCCTCACTTCATGTACTCCATGATGATGCAGGGTAAGGACTCGGTCGAGGATGAGATGGTGGACTGCGCCATATTCCTTGAGCGCACCCGCCGCACAGCAACACATAGCGTGGTTGTGAACTCGAACCATGATGAGGCGTTCCGCCGCTGGCTGAAGACCACCGATTACCGTGAAGACCCGGTGAACGCGATGTTCTTCCTGCACAGCCAACTGGAGTATTACACCCAGATCAACCAGGGCAACTTCAAGCCCCTGATCTTCGAACAGGTATTGCGCCGGGCGTCCGATGACCGCCTGGATAACGTGACTTTCCTGGGCGAGGATGAGTCCTTCATGCTCAACGACATCGAGTATGGCATGCACGGCCACACCGGTGCCAACGGCGGGCGTACGACACCCCGGACCCTGTCTATGATCGGGCCCAAGGCTGTCACTGCCCACACCCATAGCCCGAGCGCCTACGACGGTGTGTGGACGACTGGTGTCCTGGGGAGCCTTGACATGGGATACAACACTGGGCTATCTAGCTGGGCCCACGCCAGCGCCTTGACGTACCTGAACGACAAGCACGCCATCATCTTCAAGCAAGGTGACAAGTGGTGGGCCTAAACTAGAACCGGAAGCCTGATGTCCGACTTCACCTACAAGACGCTCCTCTGGGACGTGGAGACCAATGGTCTTCTACACCAGCTGGATCGCGTCCATTGCCTTGTCATCCGTGAATATGAAACCCAAAGGGAATGGCGTTTCCGTCACAACGATGAAGAAAACACAATTGAAAATGGGCTTCGGATGCTCATGGACTGCACAGTCAACTGTGGCCACAACATAGTTTCATTCGACATCCCCGCCGTGCAGAAGGTGTACCCGTGGTTTGAGCCGTCAGGTCTGATCCGCGACACCCTCCCCATGGCCAGGGTGATTTTCGCCGACGTGAAGGAAGACGACTTCCGCCGCATCAAAGCTAAGGTTATGCCCGGTTACATGCTCGGTAAACATAACCTTGACGCGTGGGGGCACCGGCTGAAGCTCTACAAGGGTGACTACAAGAAGCTGTGCATCGCTAATGGCATCGACCCATGGGCCGCCTGGAACCAGGACATGGATGACTACTGCGCCAATGACGTGGCCGTCACCAATAAGCTATGGCTGAAACTGATCCAGAAGAAGAACCGTTTGAACCCGAGATGGCTGCGTCTGGAGCATGAAATTCATGACCTCTGTGGCTTCATGGAGTACAACGGTGTCTACTTAAATGTTGACGAAGTTCACAAACTTGTTAAGCAATTAGATGACGAGTACCAGGTCATCCATGCCAAAGCAAAGGCCGAGGTCGGCAAGTGGTTCGCCCCTACGAAGAAGTGGATCGTGAAGGCCCCATGGGACTCACCACTAGCGCTGGCCAAGACGTACCAGAAGCCCCGGACCAGATATGGCGAGGACTATTCCCGCGCAGTATGGGGGGACATAGTTGTCCCTAAGAAGACCCTGCACTTTAAAGACCCGATGCGCGCCGACCGCACCGAAGGTGCCCCGTTCTGCCCAGTCAAGCCGATCGACTTCAACCCTCAGTCGCGTGACCAGATCATCGACCGGTTCATCATGGTCTACCAGTGGGAGCCCGATAGCTTCACCGACACCGGACGACCATCTGTTGACGACGAAGTTCTGCGCTCCATTGGTACTGACATCCCCATGGCCGACGATCTAGCTGAGCTGTTCTATCTGAGCAAGCGCATCGGGATGCTGTCGACAGGCAAGAATTCGTTACTAAACAAAGTTGATGAGAACGGTTTCATTCATTGCTACATCAATGTTGGTGGCACCATCTCTGGACGCTGCTCGCACATCAACCCTAACCTCTCTCAGATCACAAAGGTGAAGACCAAGAAAGACGTACCTATGTTCGATCTGCTTGGCCAGCCGATCATGGACAAGAAGACTGGTGAGCAGAAGCTGGGTGGCGTTCCCCAATATCACGAGGACGGCAGCCCAATCATCGACGAAGAGACTGGGGAACAAGTCCGTATCCCACGTATACTCTATGGCCGAGAAGGTCGACACGGCTGGGAATTCCGGAACCTGTTCAGTGCTCCACCCGAAAGCGCTGGCTACGGCAAGTGGGTGATGATGGGTGCCGATTTGGAAGGCATCGAGCTGCGCTGCCTTGCTCACGTATCCTATCAGTATGACGGTGGCTTCCTCGCTGACCTGATCCTCAACGGTGACATCCACACCTACAACCAGAACATGTGGGAGATGGACCTACGCGACGACGCCAAGACAGGTATCTATGCCTTGATCTATGGTGGCGGCGATCCGAAGCTGGGGTTGATCAAGCTGAAGCGAGGCACCCTGGCTGAGAAGAAATCAGCTGGTTCCTGGATGCGTGAGCAGATGGATGAGAAGCTGCCAGGTCTTGTGAAGGCTACGGCGGAGTGCAAGCGCGAAGCAAACAAGGGACACATGATGGGCTTCGACGGGCGCATCTTGCTGCCCCGCTCACCTCACTCAGCCCTGAACCTGAAGCTTCAGAACATGGCCGCTGTGATCGCGAAGCGCTGGCTCGTATCGTTCGAACAGAAGACGATTGACGCTGGCTACAACCATGGCTGGGATGGCGACTTCGTGATGATGCTGTTCTCGCACGATGAGATGCAGATCGCGATCCGACCCCACCTAGAAGAGATTGCTCAGAAGCTTTCAAAAGAAGCTGCCCTTGAGACTGGCGAGGAGCTTGGCTTCATGTTACCCGTTGATTCTGCTAGTAAAATTGGGATGCGGTGGAGCGAAACTCACTGAAAATTAGTGCTTGACAAGCCCTTTTACAGGGTGTAAGACCAACACAACTGGAGCCTGATATGCCTGAAACATCCCCTGATACCAAACTCGATTTTGCGAAACTCTTCGAGGATTTCAATGAAGAAAACCAGAAGAAGTGGGCACACGACCGGAGCACCACTGTGGGTGCCTCTGAGGTTTTCACCTGCCTACGAAAGGCTGCGTTCGAGAAGCGCCACAAGGAGTGGGGCATCACTTCCGATCCGGACTACACGGATTCCTGGGGTGCCACTCGTCGTGGCGATCTCATGGAGAATTTCCATGTCGTACCAGCTGTCACCAATCACCTGCCCGAGGGTGCCACCCTACTCATGGCTGGAGACACCCAGGAAACCATGGTATTCGGCAAAGCATCTGCAACACCTGATGGTCTCATCGTCGGGCTTGCTCGAGACGCGCTTGCTGATTACGGAATACCCGACAATGTCACAGGGGAGGTCATGTTTGAAATCAAATCGATTGACCCTCGCGCTAATCTCCACGAGGAGAAAGGCAACCACCGGGGCCAAACTGAAATGCAGATGGGCCTCATTCGCGAACTCACGAACCACCGACCTGAGTGGGGCATTATCCTATATGTGAATGCGTCTTTCTACGACGACATCAAAGTATTCCCGATCCAGTACGATGAGAAGGTCTACCAGAACGGCCTGGCTCGCGCCAACCTTGTCTATGAGGTTGACTCTCCTATGGAGATTCGGCCTGAAGGCAAGATGACTGGCGACTGCGAGTATTGCAAGTGGCGTCACGCCTGTGGCAACGCCACCGCCGAGTCCATCCCGGAGAAGATGAAGAAGGCTGCCGAAGACCCGGAAGCTATCGAGCTGCTGGTCGAGCCTATCACCGAGTATTTCCTGGCTAAGGTTGAAGCTGACGCTGCAACTGAAAGGCTGGAAGAAGCAAAACTTATCGTCAAGGAAACCATCATGGAGGCTGGTAAGTCCAAGGTACGCGGCGACGGCTGGATGGTATCCTGGAGCGCCCAGGCAGGACGCAAAACTTTGAGCAAAGCTATGCTGGAAGAAGATGGGATCGACACCTCTAAGTACATGACCGAGGGTGCTGGATTCGACAAACTGACTGTAACACCGCAAGCCTTTAAGGAGTAACCCATGGCTGGTAAAGAAGTGGCTACGAAGCCCAACAACGCACTGATGACGTTCAGCGGGGCATCGAACCCGTTCACAGATTTCGGTAACGAGGCTCCGACCTTCGGCGCGTTCATGAAGTTCTCCGGGAACACCGGCGAGTATTCATATGGCTCCGAGAACGAACCTCTTGAGCACGGCACACAGCTCGTGGTCAACATGATGGATATGTCTCGTGGCTGGATTTGCTGGATCAACGGCAAGCCTTACGAGCAGATTTCTGATCTGATCATGGACAACAAGCCTGCCGTTCGCGAAGACGATCTGCCTGACAACAGCCAGAAGTACGTGAGCACCGAGGACGATGGTTGGTCTGAGCAGACTGCTGTCCCCATGGCCTTACTTGACGACGGTTCTGAACTGGACTTCAAGACCGCCTCCAAGTCCGGTGCCCGTGCCCTGCAGAAGTTGGCGAAAGACTTCGGCACCAAGTGCCAGATGAACCTGGACGACGACGGAGGTATGAAGATGCCTATCGTTGAGATCGGCGCGACCTCCTTCGAAGTGAAGAAGAAGGGTGTGGGGACAAAGTACGCCCCGACGTTCACCATCGTTGACTGGCTGTCGGTTGCCGAGATGACTTCCATGAAGGTAGCGGGCGCTGAATCTGCGGCCTCTGCTGATCCGGAAGAAGATTTGCAGGAGTTCGATCCTGCCACCGGCGAACTGATCGAAGAAGACGAAAAAGGTGATGACACACCTCCGTTCGATCCTGATGAAGTCAACGAAGCTGGTGACCCAGTTGTGGCTGACGAAGACGACGAGGAAGCCCAGGCCATGGCCGCACTCGCCGCGATCAAGGCGAAGAAGGCCGCCGCCGCCAAGGCTGCTGCCGGAGCCGCTGGCAAGAAGAAGCCCACACCAACGCTGACAGACGATGGCAAGCCCGCCGCTGGTAAGCGTTCGTCCAAGTACTAAGAGAGCACCGCGTTGAGCCTCCCGGATATCATAAACGGACTGTTTGAATTGTCCGGGGGGTTCTTCCTCCTACTGAGCGTCAAGAAACTTCTTGCGGACAAGGTTGTTCGTGGTGTATCTTGGCTCGCTGTAGGGTTCTTCGCTTCCTGGGGCTGTTGGAATATCTACTTCTATGCCTCCCTAGATCAGTGGTTCAGTTGGGCAGCAGGAATATGGCTATTCGCCGTCAACTGCTTGTACCTTGGACTGCTGATTTATTACACTCACAAAGAGAGACACCATGACAAAAACACCACGCGCTGAGTCTGCCAAGAAGACGGCTATGAAGCCGAAGTTCCCGAAGCTAGTCGCGTTCTGTGGCCCAAAGGGCTCCGGCAAAGACGCCGCTGCTGCCATGCTTAAAGGCCACAAGACCGTCAAGTTTGCCGGTGCCCTGAAAACTATGGTAGCCTCGCTGATTCAGTTTTCAGGATGTGAGCCAAGGAACGTCCCTTACTGGATCGAAGGAGAAGGCAAAGAGAAGCCTTGTCCGTTCCTCTGTGACATCACACCTCGCCACGCCATGCAGACACTGGGCACCGAGTGGGGTCGCAAGCAGATGAACACCGACTTCTGGGTGAAGATCACAGAGGCCCACATCGGTTCTCTTGGCAACGTGCCTATCGTCATCACCGATCTGCGCTTCCCGAACGAGCGTGACCTGGTCAACAGGCTTGGCGGTGTGACTGTCCGCATCCGTCCATCGAACTACGACCCGAAGGATACCCACGAGTCTGAGCAGCATGTGATGAGCATGTCGACAGACATCGAAGTATTCAACACCTTCGATGGTCTCGAAGGATTCCACAACACGCTTCGCACCGTCCTTGACGGGTACACGAAGTAACAGCATTGAGGGCGTCCCACACCTAACGACTTGGGCCTTGCCAGTGATATCCCCGCATCAGCCAAATTCGATTTCGGACGCCCTCGATACCTATCTTTTAAAGGACCATGCCTGTGCAGCCTAAGATTGAAGTGGAAGTCATCAAAGACTCCCTGACCGCCTGGAACATTCGCGGCACCACACTGCGTCTTCGTTACCCACGGATCATACATTCAGAATTCATGACTCACCGCGTCTTCTCCCGCAACGCATCGTCCTCACGGGCGGTACCGGTAGAGAAGACTATCGAACAAGTCTTGAACGATCCCGCCTTACCTGTTCGCTGGGGCATGGAAGGACGTGGCATGCAGGACCACGGCGAGTTGCTGCCTGCTGATCAGGAGTATTGCCTGGAGAAGTGGCTTGAAGCCCGTGACCACGCTGTCATGGTGTGCCAGGACCTGATCCGGATGCCCGAGCGCCCACACAAGCAGGTTGTCAACCGTTTGCTGGAGCCATGGCAGTATATCAACGTCCTGGTCACGTCTACGGACTGGGGCAACTTCGTGGCGCTGCGCGACCATGGGGCAGCTGACCCAACGATGGCTGTTCTGGGGGCCAAGGTTCACGAGACACTGATGGATAGCAAGCCTCGTATCCTGGAGTATGGTGACTGGCACATGCCATTCGTCGATCAGGACACGGTCGAGGAGTGCGCCACCGGCGCAGCAGACTTCGACGACATCACCGACCGGTGCCTGCGCGTCTCCGCCGCTCGGTCAGCGCGTGTGTCTTACAACAACTTCCAGGGAGTGCGCAGCGAGATCGCCGAAGACTTCCAGCTGTATCACCAGCTTGTGATAGAAGCGCCCCTGCACGCTTCGCCTGCCGAGCATCAGTTCACTCCTGACTCTTTTATTGAGGGGGACTGGAACTGCCCCGAGCTGCATGGCAACCTATATGGCGTGAAGCAGCTCCGCAAGATGATTCCGAACGAGAGAGTCTACCAGGACTTCCACATTTCATATAACGAAAGGGCTGCCCCCGATGGCTGAGTTAAAGATTACCCTGATTGATCTTCTGGACGAAAAGGGCGAACCACGCATCGGCCTGAACGTCGAGTGCGACCGCGACAAAGGCCAGGTCAAGGACAAGAACGAGCCAGCGACTTCCGCTGAGGTCATGACTGTTCTTATCAAGCGCCTGTTTGACAGCGGCGTCCTGGCAGCCATGACACCAGTCGGGTGTGCTGACGTGATCAACTCCATCCAGGAGTATCGCAAAGGCAAGCCGAAGGTTCTGAAGGCCACGACCCAGGACTTGATCAACGTCAACAAGTCAAAGCAGTGACCAATCACTGCTACCAATGCCGAAACAGCGGCATCAACTTCGACGCGCGTACCGGCATCACAACGATTTGCTGGTGCGTCAACCACGGAAAGGATATCCCCATGGGTATTGATATGGACAAGATTCGCCGCGACGCCGAAGGCTATGAAGAGCTGTGTTCGGAGCGTGCTATGAAAATGGTCGGTGAAGGGAAGTTTGACAACCTAACGAAACTGGGCCTGGATGAGCTGATGAAGCTTTGCCACGGCGAGGCCGTCAAGGCAGGCTGGTACACCGACATGGCTACTGGCAAGCCGATAAAGCTGTCATTCCCCGAGCGCATCGCGCTGATGCATAGTGAGATCAGCGAAGCTTTCGAAGCAATGGAGGGCGACCTTACTGATGACAAGCTTCTCCACCGTGATGGTGTCGAAGTAGAGTTCGCTGACACGATTATTCGTATCTTCGATCAGGCAGGTGCCAGCGGTTTCTCCATTGGTGAAGCTATGAAGGTGTTGCACGAGAAGATGGGACCTTGGCGCAAGTACCTCTTGCTGAACAGCACCGACTCTGTGATGATGAAGATGAACAGTCTTCTCTCGATGGCGCTGGAAGGTGATCGTAAGTCTCAGAACGACGACCACTTCCCAGATTTCACCAAGGCAACTATGAAGCTGGCAGCTTGTGCTCGACTTATTTTTGAGGCGTGCGACTACCTGCGGTTGGACATCTCCGGGGCTGTGATCGAGAAGATTCGCTTCAACGCTATGCGTGCCGATCACAAGATGGAAAACCGCAAAAGTCAAGGTGGGAAAAAATACTAAATCTGGTATTTTTGTATTGACGATCACACCAGATTTGGTTAACCTCTTGGAACTCATCAGGGCGTAGACACACATCTGTCGCCCCCAACTATAGCACCCTCCCTTGCCCAGGCGGGGGAGGGTTTTCCTATGTCCCCATTACCAATCCAGAGGCTACTATGACGACCATTGGTCCTACGCTCCCGTTCTCCCAAGACCTGCATTCAATGAAATACTGTTCACCTGGGGAGCCTTTTCGGGAAGCCATGAACCGAGTGGCTGGAGCCCTGGCCGATGGTGACGAACACTACAACAGCTTCCGTCAGATGCTGCATTACATGATCTTCATGCCAGCTGGCAGGGTCCAGGCGGCAATGGGGTCCACCCGTGTAGTAACCCCATACAACTGCTTCGTGTCTGGTACGATACATGATTCGTTTGTAGATGGTCCAGACGCTGGTGATCCAAACGACGATCCAAACTCCATCTCGATCATGCAGGCGGCCACCGAGGCTGCGCAGACGATGCGTCAGGGTGGTGGGATCGGGTTCGACTTCTCCACGCTGCGACCCAGTGGCGACATGATCCATGGTGTCCAGGCGATCACCGAGGGCCCTGGGTCCTTCATGCAAATCTTCAACTCGGTATGTGGTGCAACATCTTCGTCAGGCAACCGGCGCGGTGCCATGATGGCTGGGATGCGCGTCGACCACCCGGACATCGAAGCCTACATCAACCTGAAGCACAACGAGGACAAGCTGCGCGGATTCAACCTGTCGATCTGCATCACAGACGAGTTCATGGAGTGCGTGAAGAACGACTCTATGTTCTGGCTACGCTTCGGTGGTAAGAACTACCGCCAGGTCAGCGCTCGCGCTCTCTGGGATACGATCATGCGCTCCACCTGGGACTGGGCTGAGCCAGGTGTTCTGTTCATCGATACGATCAACAAGCACAACAACCTGTGGTACTGCGAGACCATCGCAATAACAAACCCGTGCGGCGAGCAGCCTCTGCCTCCGTACGGCGCGTGCCTCCTGGGATCGCTGGTCCTGACAGCCTATATACGCGACGACGTGGCTGGTATGAAGCGATTCGATCTGGAGTCCATGATCTCTGACATCCCTGACATCGTCCGTGCCATGGACAATGTCGTGGACCGGGCCACATATCCGCTGGCGAAGCAGGAGCGCGAGGCGAAGAACAAGCGCCGCATGGGCATCGGGTACACCGGCCTGGCGAACGCTCTGGAAGCCTGTGGTATGTTGTATGGTTCAGAAGAGTTCAACCACATGCACAAGCTGATCGCCAAGACGATCTTCGTTGAGTGCTACCGGGCGTCGGCCCTGCTCGCCAAGGAGAAGGGCCCATTCCCGCTTTTCAATCGTGAGAAGTACCTGCAGGGCACCAACATCGCCAAGCTCCCGAAGGATGTCTATGACCTGATCTCGAAGTACGGTATCCGAAACTCTCACCTGACGTCTGTGGCACCGACTGGCACGATCTCCCTGGCGGCCAACAACGTGTCGTCAGGCTGCGAGCCTGTGTTCGCGTACGAGTCCGAGCGTACCTCTGACATTGGCCACGGCGCGAAGCAGTACAGTCTCCCCGACTTCGCCTTCGCTGAGTGGGGCGTCCAGGGCAAGGTGTCTGCCGAGGTCACAGCCGATGAGCACATCGCTGTGCTTCTCACTGCATCTGATTGGGTGGACTCCGCTGTGTCGAAGACCTGCAACGTCTCCCCCGACATGCCTTGGGAAGATTTCAAGAACATCTACATGGCGGCCTGGGAAGGTGGGGCAAAAGGCTGCACCACGTTCAACTCTGGTGGTAAGCGCTTTGGTATACTGAAGGCTGTCGATAAGGCTGATGATGATGAGCCTCAGTTGCCCGGTCTGACATGTGAAATTTCTCCTGACGGTAGGCGGAGTTGCGAGTAGCTACATTGACAGCTGCCTGAAGTTGTCGTACAGTCATCGGATGAACAAAAACCTTGAAGGACACGGCGGATGATTGGCGCGGCTTTGCTGGCAAACATCAAATGGATCATCATCGCGTTGCTTGTGGCAACCGTTGCAGGCTTCTTTGTATCGTGGTCTTCTCGGGGTGAAGAGATTGTAAAACTGAAGGTGATCAACAAGACCTTGTCGGCGAACATCGTCATCGGCAAGATCAACACCGACTTGGAGAAGACAGCTAACGACGTCCTCGGAAAGCGTCTCGCCAAACGTAACCTGGAGCTGGATAAGCTCTGCAAGCTTTGGATTAAAACCGATGATAAAACAAACACTGACCCTATCGGCCTTGTGCTTGACGGCCTTGTTATTGACGGGATGCAATGACGAACTACCGTCGACAGCTCAGATCGAGCTTCGTGTTCCTGATTCCATTCTTAATTGTAAGTACGCTCCTGCTTCTCCAGGTCGCACAGCGACTGAGCGAGCGCGTGCTCGGTATATCCTCGCGCTTTACAATGCGTGGGAAGACTGTCATGGTAACCTTGCAGCGATTCGCCCGCTGTACACAAAGTACCGTGGCCGCCTGGAAGAACTCGCTTCCGGAAAGGTGAAACAAAATTTCAACAACTGACATGAACAAGAGTGATGCTGGAGAGTTCTGTGGGGGATTTGATTTGACGTGGGCGCTATGCGCCTTCCTCGTACTCTTCGTCGCTGTCGTCTAACAGTAATCCATCATCGACGGTTTTCACTGAAGAGTTCTTGAAGAACTTCATGTAGAGACCATACAAGGTCAGGCACGCGGCCAGGATACCCAGCCCCATTACCAGGGCAGTAAGAATCCAGGAAGACGTCTGCCACATCAAACTCATCAAGCCATCTGAAGCCTGCTGCACACTCTGTGTAGCTTCCCCGATCTTGTCCACCGGCGCAGTCACTGTGTCGGTGTTGTACTGTGGGTAGACAGATTCAGGAGCGACCGTCGTCGAAGGCTCCTGGGTCATTGTGACTGTCGTGGCAGGCTCAGGAACCTGGGAGCGGACACCCTCAAGCGTACCACCGCCGAGACTGCAGCCGAGGCCACCGCCGATAGCTTTGTCGGCCTTGGACTTATCCAGGGCCAGCAGCTGCTCATCCAGGGTACGTGTAGACATTGGTCCGATGAGGCCGTCGCTCTTCAGGCCGTTGGCGCGCTGGCACATCTTGATAGCGTTGCGGGAGTTGCGAC